TGCCCATGTTCCACAGTCGTTATCTTGACCCCATGGCCGATGTGATTGGCTACTACGACAATCAAAAACTTGTGGCATGGAGTTTGATTCGACGTTTTGATCAGCACAATGCCTTGTGCGATCAATTTGCTTGGAACTATCGCAATCCTCGACTGCGACTGGGAATTGAAACAATGAAAACAGAGTGTGCTATTTACAAAGCACGTGGTTTCCGGTACCTGTACCTTGAGCAAGCACACCTGTACAAATCCGAAATGCAGGGATTTGAAATACTAGGACCACTGGAGTAACTATGGATTTATATACAATTTGGGCAGACAAAGAAGGTGACATCTCAGACCTTGAATGGGTCAACGGTATGAAGAGTTTCTTTGACCACTTGATCTCAGAAGGCAAGATGGAAAGTTATAGAATCACCCGATGCAAGATGGGATTCCGTTCAATAGCTGACATGCCTGAATGGATGATCATCATGGAGTTCAAAGACATGGGCCAGATGGATAGTGCATTTAAACGAGTAGCACCACTCGAAGGCGAACTCGAAGTCAAACACAAAAGTTTCAATCAATTTGTCTCAGGCAACATACAACATGCCTTGTTTAGAGATTGGCCAGATACTAATCTATAACATTCAAGACTTGCTACGCAAGTCTGTTGTTTTCGCTATCGCTCAACAACTGATTGTTTCTCTAACTATTTGAATTAAGTATCATCTAGATTAATTGGTCATAATTCACCGTATGCACGGTGAACATGAGAGAGCATCATCTGAGTAGCACAGTCATCTAATAGTAATGAGATTGTAGTTTCCTACGCGGAGGCGGTTGACCGGTACCCCCTACTCAAGCTTCACATATCAACGGAACCCTAGTAACCCGATATTAGATCCAAGTCCTATAAGCATGGGGTGTATCTTTTTCACAGAGCCCAAACCATTTGTTGCCTTAAGTTAGCAATTGCCTTTGACGCCCAAGTCTAAATATGGTATCTCACATATCCTCAATGGGGCTGAGCCATAGCACTCAGCACAGTGTCGTGATCGCTGCCTATTAAATTTTGTTTAGTATGTGTGAGCCATGCACCCTAACTTGGATGTGGCCGTTGTAATAATCTCGTGATTCTAATACTCGTCTTGCGAATTGTTCTCTTGCCTCAATGTAACTACATTCTGATTTGGAGTTGCAATAATAAAGTATTTCTCTGGTGAAGTTTTCGGTGCCTAGGGTGATTACGTCTGCGGTTAATTCTGGGCTTGACCCATAGTACTCTCTCCAATCACTGTCGATCTTGGAGCGTATCTTCTTCCGCTTTTTTGTGCCGTTTTTTTGTTTTACAGTCTTGTATGTTGTCTTTGAAAATTTTGCTAATTTTTTGCCTATGTACTTGCGTCCAGTGAGATTGTTTGTGATCAAGTAAACAAATCCAACACACTCTTCGGGCAACGTCTCAATTGGGGTATCTTGATATAGCCATGTCATGTGTTGTATGCGATTTATCCTTGCGTTATAGTTATGCCTTACAGTTAATTGGTTAAAAAATATGCCTACAATGCTAAATTATGCAAGTTCTACGTCAGTATTGTAACTGGTAAAACCATTCTCTTTTATCACTTTGAGAATGTTCTCCACACGCCCGGCCAGTTCATCTCTGTGCGAGACCAACCAAATACTCTTGTGACGTTCTCTGCTCATTTTCTTGAGCAAGGCCAATGCGTTCTCTACACCTTGTGTGTCTAGGCCGTTGTCAATCAACTCGTCAATGAACAACAAATTGATGGGCGAATACAAACTTTCCCACACGTCACGGAACGCCCATGACATTGACAGGATCAGTCTGTTGCGTTCGCCACGTGATAAGTTATCAAAGTCCAGTTCACGACCCAGTTCTTCAATGCTCACAGTCAAATCGTTTTGGAACTTCACAGTATGTGGCAGGCCAATGCGATCCAAGTAATGTGTAAGACGAGCATTCAAGTAACTCAAGTTTTGGTCAATGATCTTCTTGCGTACAAAACTATCTTTGCTTGTCAAAAGTTTGAGCAAGAAGTCTTGGTGATCTTGAACTCGAGTAAGTTCGTTCAAGGCATCGTACGATACGACTTGTAAGGCCTGACCTTGCATGTCTGAGATTTGTTCTTCGTAAGGGTCAACTTCTGCAGATCTACTAGTTAAATCTTTGCGTAAGGTTTCCACAGTATTGCGATGATTCAGTGCTTGTTCTAGCGAATCATAAAACACAGTGGGCGCAGTACCCAACGCACCAATCTGGGTGATAGTATCTTCGTGCCCCTGACGTTGTGTGTCGTTGGCCAAGAGTTGTAGTGCTGTTTCTTGTACCAGGGCTTGTTTGGCCTGTTTCAATTCATCCTGTTTGTCATCATGTAAATCTTGTCCACATGAATGACACTTGTGAGCATCCAGAGCCTCAATCTCAGTTTTGAGTTTGTCTAATAACTTGTTTAGTTTGGCATCCTCTGTGTCAATTTGACGAATGTAACGTGTGGCATCATCTAGGGCTTTTTTCTTCACATGAAATGCTTCTAGATCTCTATGTGCTTGAACTTCAGCATCAATGTTGATGTGTTCAAGATCTGCAATGGCCTGCGCTAGTCGCCCCACATCTTCGTCACGCTTGGCAATCCATAACCGCTGACGTTTACGCAGACTTTCGATCTGTTCTTCAATGCGCTTGTTGGCTTCCTGCACAGCACGTATGCGGAATTCCTCTGCTTGAATAGCATCTTTGGTTTGTCGGTTGAGTTCTTTGATTGCGTCAGCACGTTCTGATAGCAAAGTAATACCTAACAACTGCTCAATGATAGTGCGTTGATCGTTGGCCTTCAAACTCAAGAATGGTTCTGTATAAGTGTTCAATGCTAACACATGTTTGAACATGTCGTGACTCATGTTCATCACACGCTCAATGGCATCTTGTGTTTCGCGGCTGTCGCCTTGAGCTTCATCTTCAGCAGCCTTATGTTCATTGTTGATGTAGAAGCGTAGCACATTGGGTTTGCGACCGCGTTCAATTCTGTATTCTTGACTATTGACTGAGAAGTCTAAACTGACCAACATGTTCTTGCCGTTAGTCTTGTTTACTAGGTTGTCTTTGCGGATGTTACTCAGTGCTTGGCCATACAAGGCATAACTTAGGGCATTGATGATTGTGGTCTTGCCTGTGCCGTTGCGTGATCCGTCGCCGCCTAGGTCCAAGTTTTCGCCCAGTACCAAAGTCAAGTCGTTGCGGTCAAAGTCGATGCCTTGGGTAGCCGCACCCACACTCATAAAGTTTTTAACAGTTAAGTTTTTAATTTGGATCATAGAGTCTGATAGATCTTCAACAGTAGTTTGTTATCGTAAAATTCTGATTCAATGTTGGTGAGTTGATCTGTGACAATTTGATCCACACTTTCAAACTTGACTTCACCGGGTGCCATGTCTGTGTCAACTGAACTGTTCTTGTTGGGTATCAGAGCCATCTCTCTCAGCCCATACTCCTTGATATAAGTTTCTTTGATGAAGTTGGCTTCTTCGTATGAAATTTCAATGTCCAACTGCACACGCACATGCATGTCTTTTGCAAGTAGAGTGGGTGCATTGTCGATGATACTGGCCAGACCTAATACACGATACCTTGGTTGATCTGGCCAGGCATGAAACTCTGGCTCCTTACCCCACTCTAGTATCATCATACCACGCTCATCATCTCCAGCGTCAGCATAGTTGTGCGGAAAGCAATTGCCAATGTAGGTGATGTTCTTCTTGGTCTGACGTTTGTGAAAGTGCCCAGTAAACACATGCTCAAAGTTGTTGAAGTCTTCTCTGCGAACTTCACCGTGATCCGGCATCTCTACCATGGCATTCATCATGTATCCGGGCAGTTCAAAGTGCCCAAACATGTACTTGCCCTTTAGTTTGGGTATGCGTCGATGATCGTCGCCCACAAGCCAAGGTGCAATAACCACATCACCACTGCAAAACCAATCGTTGCAAATTTCCACATTAGGGAGGTGCCGAGCCCACTCAACACTTTGTATATCTCGCTTATCGCGATAGTATAAATCGTGATTGCCAGGAATGAAATACACACGTTCAAAATTAGCATTCATGTGCTCCAGCGCCCTGAGGCTGTAGTTTAGGGTAACAATGTTTAGACTGGCACGGTTGTTGTGCCAGTCGCCCAGGAACATGCAGGTCTCACAGCCCTCAGTCTTTGCTTTAGCGGTTGCCCACTTGACAAAGTTCATGCAGTCCTCATTGTGCTGAGTACTGTTGCTTTTCAAGCCAAAGTGAATGTCTGTGAAGACCGCGGCCTTCCGGAATAGGTTAGTCATCTACCTATTATACTACTCATCGAGGCTACTTACAACCGGTCCGGACATGGCGGCCATTGAATGTTTGCCAGAGTTCTGACGTGTCCATGAAGGATTGAGTCCGTTCATCTCCAAAATATCATCACGGATGTTTTGATTCTTCTTCTCAATATTCAGGATACGAGTAAAGCTGTTAGTGATAGCGGCAGTATAATACGCAAAAGGGTTCTGCGATTTTGACTCGTCAAATTGCAGTCCGATTTGACTGAGTTGCAGCAAGGCTTGTCCTCGCATTTCTTCGTTGTATGTGTATCCACGCCAGTTACTCCTTGTAGCATATCTTTCGCATAATTTCATAAACATCAGGGCCAGTTTCTT